TTCTGGTGTTCAAATGGTGCGAAGAACAAGTCTCAACCGCGGAAGTGCTGAAACTGTCCATCCGGAAGCCTTTGTTTGGACATCGGCGAGGAAAGACCGTCTTCCTCGTCTTCATAAACTCTAGAATCCCCAACTGACGCTTTTTTGATATGGAATTCATCAATATCCCAACAGCCTTGTTTTCCAGCCCCGAATATATCGGGGCGGAACCCATACAGCGCGCCACCTGGATTTCACTGCTGGCCTGGTGCTGCGAACAGGAAAACGGCGGCATCATTGAGGGCTGCCGCTCCTGGGGCATGCGGCGCTGGATGCAGACCTGCGGCGTGACGGATCAGGAAATCAGCGTGGAAAACGAACTCTACCACTTTGACGGCGACAATCTCGTCGTATTCGGCTATCCGCATGAAATTCAGACCAGCGTGCAAACGCGTCGGAAGACAGCCCGTGAAAATGGCAAGCTTGGGGGAAGACCCAGGAAAACCGACATCGGAGCCAATGTAAGAACCGAAAAGGAAACCCGGGAAAAACCAACGTCGGTTATTTCCGAAAACCCGGAAGAAACCCAGCCGGTTATTTTCGGAAACCCAGAAGAAAACCCAGCGGAAACCGTAAGGAAGGAAGGAAGGGAAGGAATTCACCCCCTTACCCCCTCTCCATGCACCGTGGAGGAAGTCGAAGCCCATTTGCAGGCCGCGGTTTTTGCGGGGCGTGTGCGTTTGGCTCCCGACCAGATACCGGACTGCGCCACGGCCTACTGGGGAAGCAGGGACGCCGTCAACTGGACCCGCAACGGCATCCCCGTGACCAAATGGCAGTCCGACGCGGTAAGCTTCGCCACCAGCTATGCCGTCAACCATCCACCGCCCCCTGGAAACGGAGATCCCTATTCGAACCTTGAAGAACTCTAACAATCAACAATTTCAAAAACATAATCGACTCTCAGACACTCATTGACGCCGAAAAGCTGGTGCTCTCCCAGGCTATGGACGGCACCCAGGCATTCACGGATCTCCGGGACAAAGGCATCAGCCGCCAGACATTCAGCCTCCCGGCGCATCAGCAGATTTGGGCCGCCTTGGAAACCGTCGCCGGCACGGGAGGGACCGTGGACGCCCTCACCGTTATCGCCCGCCTTGAAGCCCAGGGCCAGCTTGACGCTGTGGGAGGACACGCCGGAGTTGTGGAAATAGCCACTTACGGAGCTCTTGCCCGGTACAAAACCGCCGCCGCCCTGGAAATGGTTACGGAAGCCGCCAAAAGGCATGCTCTGCTCGCTTTTGCCTCCCGGATGGCGGAGGCTGCCAACGATCAGCTCAAAAGCGCGGATGAAGCCCTTGATGAAGCCGAGCGCTGCATGTCCGCCCTGCGGGACAAATGCGGCGTCCGCCAGACGGAAACTATCCGCGGGGCCGTAGGATCCATCATTGAAAACCTGCAATGGCGCATGAACAACCCCGGCGCCATCAAAGGGATCTCCTCCGGATACCGCCGCCTGGATCTGACCCTGGACGGCTTGCAGCCCGGCGCCATGATCGTGCTTGCCGCCCGGCCCGGAGTCGGGAAAACCGCCGCCCTGGTCAACATCCTCACCAACATCTGCCTCGAGGGAACCCCCGTAGGCATGTTCAGCCTGGAAATGCCGAAATCCCAGCTCCTGGAACGTGTCCTATACGGCATGGCCGGCATCAACTCCGACGACATCCGCCGCGGCAAGCCGATGACGGTAGGCCAGCAGCAGCATTTCACGGCCGCCGTCAGGAAAATCACGGAAGCCCCGCTGCACATCGACGATGAAAGCGCCCTCACCATTGACAGCATCAGAGCCCGAGGCCGCCGGATGGTCCGGGAACACGGCGTCAAGTGCATCGGCGTGGACTACCTGCAGTTTGTGCGTTCCACGACCCAGCAGGCCCGGGGAAGCCGGGAACGGGAAGTCTCGGAAATCTCCGCCGGCCTCAAAGCCTTGGCAAAAGAATTGAACATACCCGTCCTGGTACTGGCCCAGCTCAACCGCGACGTGGAAAAAAGAGCCGGGAACGCCCAGGGCAAACCGGTCGTTTCCGACCTGCGCGACTCCGGCTCCATTGAGCAGGACGCCGACCAGATCATCATGATCCACCGCCCCTACATGTACAAGCCCGACAAGCACGACCCCACGGAAGCGCAGTGGATCATCGGCAAAAACCGCTTCGGACGGCTGGGACGTATTCAATTCCGCTGGACTGCAGAACTGACGAAATACGAAGAAGAACCGAATTACCCCGTCACCAACAAACTATGAAAAAACTGGACATTCAAACAGACCTATCAGGTTCCCATAAATTAAGGGTATCTCTATATCTAGGCCGAAAACATAAGCGGATGCGGATCAATATCGGCCTGGAAACTCACGACTATTACGAGGCCCAGCGTCGGGGTCTGCTCATTCTACGACTACTTAAACGTCTCGGCATTTATGAACGAGACGTGCCGGAAAAACCCGAAAAACAAGGGCCAGAAGTTGCAAATGACTTACCTTTGTTCAATGTTAAAAATACTCATAATTCATAGATTTATAATGTCTATGGATAGATAAATAACAAATAGAAAAGCAATGAGTAACAAACAAAAAAGAGAAACGGTGCGAGCTGTCTTGTCGGGTGTGCCTGTTTATTGCCGCTTTGATGAAGTGCGGAAAGTCGCTGACTTGAATGAAAATCCGGACAATCCGAATCGTCACCCTCAGTCGCAAATTGAGCGGTTGGCGGAAGTCATTAAACTGTCGGGCTGGCGTGCTCCGATCACCGTATCGGATTTGTCCGGAATGATTGTCAAAGGTCATGGACGGTTGGCGGCGGCCAAGCTGGCGGGATTGGAAGAGGCTCCTATAGAGATACAGCACTACGATACACTGGAACATGAACGTGCGGACATGATCGCCGACAATCATCTGGCAGAGCTGGCTGATCTGGATGGCGAGGCATTGTCCGGCCTCCTGTCGGATCTTCAGGAGGCGGGCAGTCTGGATATGACCGGTTTCACGTCTTCGGATCTGGAAGAGCTGTTGAAAGAAAGTGCCGGGGAAGGTGAGGAAACTCCGGATCTGGGGGATACGACGGGGATCGTTCCTGAAAACCAGTATGGCGTCATTGTCATGTGCGCGTCGGAAAAAGAACAGGAAGAAGCCTACACGAAACTCATACAAATGGGTTATAACTGCAGGGTTGTTGCCGTATGAACATTCAGGTACACAACAGAGTATCCGACTTCTCTACTTATCGGGCAGCGAGGGTAAAAAGCCTTTTCAATGCGGAAAACGGCTGTAACTTCGATCTGGAGATTGACGCAGACCTTTCCGGCGACTGGCAAATCGGCGTGGTTGTCGGTCCATCAGGATCCGGAAAAACTTCTATCGGGAAAATTATCTTCGGGGAGAACCTCATCCATGACTACACGCAAGGGTGGGCTCCGGATAAACCCATTGTCGACTGTATTGCCCCTGCAGGAGACTTTAACGAGGTAACGGGAAGTTTAGCCGGCGTCGGACTGGGAGACGTCCCCTCCTGGTTACGTCCGTTTCATGTCCTCTCCAACGGGGAGCAATTCCGTGCCGGATTGGCCCGGCTCCTTTGCGAAAAACCGAGAAAGGTGGTCGTGGACGAATTTACGTCGGTGGTGGATCGCCAGATTGCCCGTATCGGATCGCTGGCTTTTGCCAAAAGCTGGAGGCGGGGGAATCCAGGCGGGCAGGTCGTGCTGCTGACGCCTCATTACGACGTTCTCGACTGGATTCAGCCCGACTGGATTATTGACACGAAAACGGGCCATTTTGAAAGGGGGTGTCTTCGGCGACGCCCACCGATGGAACTCGAAATTCTCAAGACGGACAGCCGTTATTGGCGTTACTTTAAACCGCATTACTATTTAAACCTGCCCATGCCTCCGGCTGCGGAATACTTTGTCGGAACAGTTGACGGAGAACTGGCATGCCATTTGGCCGTTTCTCCGTTCTTTACTGCGCCAGGTTATCGGGGAACGCGCCTGGTCACGATGCCGGAATGGCAGGGGGCCGGGGTAGGGCTTCGTTTCCTCAACTGGTGCGCCCAATATCATCTTGAGGGGTATGGCAGGTGTGGGCGAAAACTCCCCACTTACTTTCACACCTCCCACCCCCAGCTGGTCGGAGCCTTGCGCCGGTCTCCCCTATGGGTTCAGGTTTCCGCACACCTCTATGGGGGCAATAAAGCCAGGTGTTCTCTATCCCTCAGAAGAAGCAAAAGGACTTCCACCCTATCAGGGATGACCTCTGGTTACGGCGGCCATTTCCGCGCCGTTCAAGGTTTCAAATATATAGGAAAACAATCATGAACATTTTTATTTGCGGTCAAAAATCATTCGGGAAGGCGGTCTTTTCTGCTCTGCGGGAAGACGGTCATAACATCGTCGGTGTGGCGCCGGCGCCGCAGGAACAATACTACGACAAGCTTCACGGAATTGCTCTGCGTTATCATGTCCCCGTTGTCTGTGATGCCGGGAAACTCACTTCCTCTCATATTCCGGAACATACGGATTTGATCATTTCCGCGCACTCACATTGGTATATATCCGACAAGGCACTTGCCAAGGCTCGGCTGGGGGGAATTGGCTTCCATCCGTCTCTGCTTCCCCGTCATCGGGGCCGGGATGCCGTGCGCTGGACGGTTGCCTGTGGGGATCCCGTTACAGGTGGCACTATCTATTGGCTGAATAACGTGGTTGACGGCGGCCCCGTCTTGCTGCAACGAACCCTTTTTGTCAATCGGACGTGGACTCACCACGACCTGTGGGAACATCTCTTCCCTCTTGGAGTACAGATGATGCGTGACGCTGTCCACATACTGGCCCGAGGCCAGATCATCCGGGAGCCGCAAGACGAACAATTTGCCACGTGGGAGCCCCCCTTTGACCCCTCCTCCCGGTTATTTAGGCCGGAGCTCTTTCAACTGCCCGCTCCATGACTAATAATAGAAATAGCAGCCGTCCCGCCGGTGGATTAGTAACCGCTGAAAAGCTTGCCCAATTGCTGGGCCTTTCCGTCAATAGGGTGAAAACTTTGCGCGCGGAAGGAGCGTTTGTCTCTGCAGAATCCCAACATGAGGGCCGGAAATTCATATTGGGGGCATCTTTGATTTCCTATATAAAATATTTACAGGCACGCCAGGATGACGCGTCTCTCCGTTCCCAATATTTGGAGGCAAAAGCGCGTCGGGCTCTGGCTCGTGCGAAAATGGAAGAAGATCGCCTTTCCTCTGACACATAATCTCCTGAAAAATGGTAAGCCCCGTTGACATATTCCGGCGCAAAAAAATAGATACTCGTCCCATGTCCACACGCGAACGGGCCATGTTGCCCGCCGCAGAACGGGTGAATTCCATTTTTACGGCGAACGTTGAAAAAGCGCAGTTCCTGCAACGCCTTGCCGACATGCTTGACGATTTCCTGGCAGGCAAAAGGCAGGAGGTCATTCTTCCGGATGGCACGTCAACGACGGTGGGCGTGATGCAGGGTAAGGCGGACTTTATTGCCAAGGTACGCGCTTTTATGGCCGCAGAAGGAATGACAGCGGATGCGGGGGACAACCGCATTACCAACATCGGCGCCCGTTCCCGCCTGTCTTTGATCTTTGACACGATGGCCCGCTGTTGCTATGGACAGGCCCGCTGGGAAAGCGGCATGACCCCGGAAATGCTCTACGCCTACCCGGCGTGGCGATTCGTCCGGCATCCGGGAGCCAGGGTACCCCGGCCTTTGCATGTGCTCAATGAAGGAGCCGTTCGGCTCAAGACAGACTTCCAATTTTGGGCCGTCGAAATGAATTCTCCGGCAATAGGCGGCTTCCTGCTGCCCTGGCCTTTGTACGGCTTCAACTCCTGGATGGACATTGAAAGCGTATCTCGAGCCGAGTGTATCAGATCCGGCCTGATTGCCCCCGACTGGGCTCCCGGCCCGGTGGACGTGGCCCAATTTGGAGCAACACTACCGGAGCGACTTATGAACCGGTCTGCCTCCGTCCAGAAAGTGAAAGACCCGGCCCTTGCCGCTCGGCTTCGGGAGAGCCTTAAAAGGGATCTCGGATCGGATGCCCTGGACAGGGACGGACGGCTTGCCATCCCGGCCCGTGAACTTGCCCGGCGTATGTTGAACCAGGTAGGGCAGGGGAGCCCGGCGGATATGTCGCCGGTGCAAATGATGCTCAACATGGACATGGTTTCCAAGGTAGGGGACAAAATCAACATTCCCACGTCCGGCATCAGCGGGAAGGTAAGAGGTGCTGTAGGCAGGGCCGCCCGCTCCGTTGACGCGGTTCATACGGACGGACCTCTTCCCCAGGCCCATATCAGCCAGACCTCAAGCCCGCAGCTACTGGGGAGTTTCAACCCGTGGGAAAAAGATGCCTCGATAGCTATTTCCAACGCCGGGGAATATCCGGATTTGACCACCTGCCATGAGATAGGGCACTATGTTGACCTGTGGGGGCTCGGCAAAGGTCAGTGCCAGTACCGTCCGGGGATGATTCCCAGCGAGATGGAAGCAGAGAAGCGTTCAAAGTACGGTTCCGAACACTCCCCGGAAATGGATGAACTCATGTTCGCCATCATGGAATCACCCACGCTTGCCGCCATTCGCAGTACCCCCGGCAGGTACTACCGATACCTTGAAAGCCGCCGTGAATGTTTTGCCCGCGCCTACGCTCAATTCATCGCCGTGGAATCACGCGACAAAACCCTTATCATGCAACTTAACCGCCAACGCCAAGAAAGGAACCTCAGTCAATGGACGATCAAGGAATTCAGACCCATACGGAACGCTTTCAGAAACTTATTCAGGAAAAAAGGCTGGATGAAGTAACCACGGAACTATTCACCCTTATTGATCGGGGGGAACTGACGTGGGATGACGTATACCGTCATTTTCACTTTCTTCCTGGACTCCTGAACGACCCTAGCCTTGAAGACGTGTATTACTGCGCCCATGCCCCGGAAGGAGGAGAAGAACCTCGTACACTCGAATGAAGAAAAAATCCGCCATCACGCCGAAGAGGACAGGACGCCCTACCAAATACACGGACGCCCTGGCAGACGAAATATGCAGACGCATTGCCGAAGGGGAAATGTTGATGCAGATTGTGCGGGATGGGCACATGCCGGAACGCAAGACAGTTTACAACTGGATGGATGAGCATGAAGACTTTTTACACAACTACGCGCGCGCGTGCGAGATGTCGGCGGACGCCCTGGTGGAAAAGGGTCTGGAAATTCTTGACGGAAGCAGCCCCGATTGCGCGCAGATGGACAAAAATAGAGCCGAATACCGTAAATGGCTGGCTGGAAAGAGAAATGCCCGCTACGGGGAACGACAGGCCGTGGAACTCACCGGGGCCAATGGGGGGCCTGTGGAGATGATCACGGAACGCGACGAAGCCAGAATAGCTTCCGTCATGGACAGAATTGAATCCATCCGCAGAAAGAGGGCGGAAGAAGAGAATGGCGGAACGGTGTGATGACATAGTATCCCGGTGTCGTTTACGGTTGGCGGAATTTGCCGTTGCCGTGCTGGGGCTGAATCCCTACGACTGGCAGATCAACACCTATGAGGACATTAACGATTACCGGCGCACGGCCGTTGTAGCGGCTAACGGATCCGGCAAAACTGTTTCCCTGGTAGGTCCTGCCGTACTGTGGTGGTTGTATTGCTTTCCCCGTGGACGTGTTGTTCTTACGTCCGGTTCCTGGCGGCAGTTAAAAACCCAGCTCTGGCCTGCAATCCGAGCTTACCAGTCTCATCCGTCATTCCGGGGCTGGAAGTGGAACCAGATGGAAATTTTGACTCCGGAAGGAGGCTTTACCTCTATATTTTCTACCAATGATGAACAGAAGGCGGAAGGGTACCACGCAACGGCGGGAATGCCTGTCCTTTATATCGTAGACGAAGCGAAGGGGGTTCAGGATGGTATCTTTGAGGCGGCGGATCGATGCACCGTCACCCGGTATCTGTATCTTTCCTCCCCCGGTTCCGCTGTGGGGAAACACTACCGTTGCTTTCACGATGAGGCAAAGAACTGGCGGCGTACCAAGGTCACGTCATACATGTGTCCCCACATCCGTCCGGAAAAACGTGCGGAAGACCTGGAAACCTACGGGGAGTCACATCCCCTTTACCGCTCCATGCACCTTGCGGAATGGACGGAAGGGGAAGACATGCTTGTCATTACCCCGGAACAACTGCGGCATGCAATAGACCATCCTCCGGCGTTCAGACCGGGCGGACAATGGGCCGCTTTAGATTTTGCCGCCGGCCGGGACGAAAACGCCATTGCGGTACGGGAAGGAACTCTTGTCAGACTGGATCAGGCATTTAGAAACTCCAGCACGGTACAGGCCCGGCGCCGGATGGCAAACCGTCTCAAGGAACTTGGTATTGAACCTCACAATGTATGGGGTGACTCCGATGGATTGGGGCTGCCTATCGTCCAGCAAATGGCAGAACCGGTTGAAAGCGGCGGGGACGGCTACCGCATCAAAGAGTTCCGCGGAGGATTGCCCGGGGAAGACCCGGAACACTATCTGAACACCATTTCCGAGGCGTGGATACTTGGAGCCCGCGACATTGTCAACGGAAAGGTCCGCATTGATGAACTCGACCCGGTCACATTCCGCCAGATGACTACACGCCAGATGGAATGGGATCAGAAGGGCCGCCTCCGCGTCATGTCCAAAGAGGACATGCGGGGAAAGGGGATGCATTCTCCGGACCGGGCTGACGTGATTTTCATGGCTATTTGGGCCGGTCGTTCTTCTCGTGGCGTCTGGACGGAGGAAACGGAAGTGTACACTCCTCCGGACACGGAAGGATGGTATTATGACTCCTGGACGGAAGGTCCTGTTTCCTGCGAAATATGAGGGCCAGCCCCGGACGTTTACAGATTTAAGGATTGCCGCATCATATTTTCATGAGGCAAGCCGCCAACTACAACATACACGCCACGGAATCCCTGCCGCAGTCTCTTGCGCTGCATTTTATCTTACCCTCCGGCGGGGAAATGGACATCAGCGGCATGACGCTCCGGGGCGCGGTGGTGCAGGATGGGGTGATCATGCTGGACTGTGCCGTTACGGGGGCGAGTACGGCATTGGTTACATGGCCCAGGCTGGCCGCCGGATGCAGCGCTTATGATATTTTTCTGACCGACGCATCGGGCAAAGAATACCCATTGTTGAAGGGATCTGTGCATGTCGTGCCCCGTGTTACGCCTCCGGAACGCGAGGAAGAGGCCGCGGCCGTGGTCGGTGCGCTTGATGTTTCCATCCCCGAAACGGAAGACGGCTCCGTGACTATTGTGGAAAATCCGTCCATTGTGGTCGAGGAACTTGTACGACAGGCCGAATCGGCCCGGGATGAAGCAAAGCAGCTTGTGGAAACGCTGGAAGGGCAGGTGGAAAGCGGGGAATTGGTCAATGAGGCTGTAGCAAATAAACTGCCAGGAGCGCTCAAGGATGCGGGTGTTGAGTTGGAGGCGTCAACAGGACAATCCACCTTATCCAGCGGAGACGCCGCCGACACATGGACCATCGTGGGTGGCTACGCGTTCACTTGGGGAGACGAGATTCTGGCCGGGCATCTGCCCGACAGCTGCCGCCTGACGAGTATTTCAACCGTGTATTTTTTTGACGATCCCGCAACCAATCAGTATTGCCTGCGTGTCTGGCGGCTGGTGGATGGCGCTTATAACCTGATCGGCACATCCGCCTATGTGTCCAACCTGTCCAGCGGGCAGACGGCCACGTGGGTATTTACGCCGGGCGTCTCCCTGACCCGCGGAGACAAGATCATCATCCAGGTGTGCGAAGGGACGGCCATGACACCCTGTGCGCTGGGCATGCACTCCGTCCTTACTCCGTCTGTCCCCGGGCGCGGTCTGGTGACGGAGGTGGCCAACCCTCCCGCTGTTGACGGTGCGATGGCCCCGCTGATGACCGTTGTGGTGGACTATGACGACGGCGTGACCCTGGGAGGTATTGAGCTGGCCACCGCGCGGCAACTGGACAGCCTGGGGCGGGATGTACGGCAATCCTCTGCAACTGCCGAGGCTGCGGCGCGGACGGCTGGACAGTCCGCCGCCACCGCGTCCACGTCTGCCGATAATGCCGCGGCATCCGCCACCAACGCGGCCAACTCCGCCACGGCGGCCCAGCAGGCTCTTGAGGCCATACCTCAAGTAGATGATGCAGGCAACATGACGCTGGCCGGAGGACTGACGGCTACGGGAGCCATCAACGCCAACGGGGGCATCAACATTCCGCTTGCCGTAGGCGCGCCGACAGAAACGGCGGCGGTCAATCGCCTGTACGCGGCGGGTCTTGCGGCCGTGACGGAGGCTTTTTCTCCGCAGAGTTTTCTTTCCAGTTTCACCCTGTACGGCAACAGCGTTGCCGTAGATCAGACGGTTCCGGGCCAAGTGTGGAAACTCCGCAAGACGTCCGAAGATCCGGGAACAGTCCAGGTTAATTTGTTAAATCCATTTTTGGGGGTCTCCAATTATTCAGGGTGGATGGGATTTATTTTGCCTTGCGCTCTGGGAAATGCCGGCAGCTCTGCCGCCCGGAAACTGACTTTTTATCTCGGCAAACCGGGAAATGTCGTCAAGAAGACGGCGGCGGATATTGATATGTTCATGCTCTCCCCCGCGTCTGGGTCTACAGAACCCTTCGTTAGATTCATCGACGTTACATTTTACATGGTCAACGATACATCCACGAATCCGGCAGGTTATCCGGTGAGGGTGAGGGAAATTGTTTATGATTCCACGCAGGCCAAGTGGTTATGTTATGAAACCCGTTCCGTCTTTCCGTCTTTTAATACCAATTCCTCCTGTAATATGTTCCTGTCTTATCAAAAGGACGGGTATGGCCGCGATGCCAAGGCCGGGTTGTGGATTGGTTCTAATGCGGCGGATTCCCGCCGTCTGCTGTGCATCGCCGACA